ATGAAGCCTGATTTATACGCCTTTAGCCACTTACGCCCTGATGCCAACCGTGCCCGTGGTTATACCGGGCGTTATGCTTCATGGCGCTCACCGGATATTCAGACAGAGCCGCAGGAAGATACCACCACTGATACACGCAGCAATGCCCCCTGGATAGCATGCAGTCAGGAGGCAAAGAACAATCCTGTCTATGCGTTGCATCTTATCGACAATCATACGCCTTACCAATCTGCAATCGCAATGCTCAGCGAGAGCCATCGTCACCTCAGCCGATACACCACACGCAAGATGGAAGCGGTCTGTTCAGGCTGGGAACTGTTAGACGGGGAAGATAAGAATCTGGAGGCATTCAACTACAGTCTGAGGACCAATGATGCGAACGGGTATCAGGCATCATTACGGGCAGCGAGTGAGAAGCTGGAACGGTACATTGAGCCGATGAACTGGAAAGACATCGAAAGACCGGGCAACCATCATGCTTAAAACTTTTTGGGTCCTTACCAGAGCTTTCATAAATCACGGGCATTGCGCGCCGTGCAGTTTCACTAGCTAAAAAATTTTGAAATTTGGGTAACAGGTAACACATCGGTTTTTACGATGTTATACATATCCATTTGAAATATATAAATTAAAATTAATTTTCATACCATAAAAATATGTTACCTAACTTGTTACCTTCGTAAATGGGTAACAACAAGGGTAACAGTCAGGGTAACAAACCGGGTAACACATTAGGTAACACACCTGAACCCGATACCCCGGCAAAAATTGTTGAACGTATTCTCACGGGACGGGGCGCAGACATGTCACTGGATGAAGCCCGCACCATGAAGGAAAACTATCTGGCGCTGTTGACCCAGTACGACTACGACCTGAAATCCGGTCAGGTGTTACCGTGGCAGGATATGATTGATGCCGTCAGACAGGAATACGCCCGGATGCGCACCCAGCTGATAGCAATAGCCCCTGAACACGGGCCACGACTCCGGGCTATCGCGTCCAGTTCAACCGATGCTGAATTCGTGGCAGCATTGCAGGAGGTTATCTATGAGGCGATGTACGAACTGAGCCTTGATGATGAGGCCGCTACGGTGTGATAAGGGCAGAATATGCCTGCCAGTAAGAAACAGTCCATACACCCCACACAGCCAACGGGAGGGCTTGAAATTAAGCTGTCCCATAATCCTCTGTGCGGTTTAGCCTTGATGATATAACCCGTTGATTTTAGCTAATTCTGTCAGAAAACCAGAATTCCGGTTCTGAGTATTAATTAAGTTAAATCAATGAATTATAAAACACCTAAACGTAACCAATTGATATTACTTAATTCCTGCACTGTGCCAGAGATTAAGGAAATCAAGGAGTTAACCAACTGTTGAGGAAATCCCTATAGTTGCCGCAAGGTGTGATATCCCATCTTGGGTATGGTGATTTCCCCAACACCTTTTATTTGTGCAGGTATCCCATAGATTAAAGGGCAATTTCTGGCCTATAGTGATAGTGGCTCGTTCTCATCCTCACTTGAACTCTTCTTTGGCAAAAGCGCGCCTGAGCGCCAAATACCATCAAAAAATCTGAACATTTAAAAGTGCTGTTTATGTGTACAGAAATGTACTGGTTCAGCGGGGCATTTTAGCAGTGAATTTTTTGAATAAAATAGTGATGACCGCTCTTCAATATAAGTTTTAAGAAGGATGAACTGAGGGAAAAATCAGACCCAAAACAGGCAGGAATGGCATGTATTTTTGTTACACTTTCTTACAAATAGAAACATATTAGTTATAAACAAAAACACCTCAGAGGGGAAAATCTGAGGTGTCTTAAATTTTACTTCACGTGCATTTTACGTGCACTTTTAAGTCCATTTACTGTCATGACAGTGACCACTCAACTTTGCCAACTGGCTGTTTTTCAAGTTGTTGTCCTGACACTGTCCTACCAAATTTGGTGGAGCTGGCGGGAGTTGAACCCGCGTCCGAAATTCCTACATTTTCCTAGAGATCTATATAAAACATATGATTACGTTATTTTTCAATATATTAATGGACAATGGCGGACAGTATAGAACAGTGGCTTTAGAGCTGAGTGGACACAATGTGGATCTTATTAGATTTCCAGTGCCAACTGTGTAAGAGGATTTTTTGTTATTGCATCCTCTAAATGGTCAGGGGCAAAATGCGAATAGACCATAGTCATTTTGATATCAGCATGTCCTAGTATTCGCTGTAATACTAAGATATTTCCACCGTTCATCATAAAATGGCTGGCAAATGTATGCCGGAGAACGTGTGTACATTGTCCTTCAGGTAAAACTATTTTGGCTCGTTTTATTGCTCGTTCAAAAGACTTACGGCATGGGGTAAATAACTTGCCTCGTTTTTTAGGAATCAAGTTATAGAGTGATTCGGAAATAGGCACAGTTCTATTACGTTTACCTTTTGTTTTGGTAAATGTAATTCGGTTTGGTGTTATTTGATGTCCTTCCAATTCTTCAGCTTCACCCCAACGTGCTCCTGTAGCTAAACAGATTTTACTAATTAAAAGTAAATCTTTGCTTTTGGATTCCTTACAAGCATCTAATAATTGAATGATTTCATCAGGGTATAGATATGCTAATTCATTCTCTTGCGTCTTGAATGTAGGCAAGCCAGATAATGGATTGGGGTAATTAATATGCCCTAGTTTTTTGAGTGTGCCAAAAACAGAAGATAGGTTACGTTGTTCATGGTTTACCGTGATCGGTTTTACTGCCATGATTCGACCTCTGGCATCAGGCAATAAACCAGCTAACCTTTGTTCTCTGTACTTACTAAAGTCAGCAGCAGTAAGCTGGTTGGCAATAGGATCACCCAATCCATTACAGATGGCAGTTAATTTTGATTGCATTCTGGCTGAGTCTGCTAGTGTTCGGCCATAGAGTGAATACCAGAGTGAAATTAACTCAGATAGTTTTCTATTATCTTCTTTCTCTCCAAGCCAGGGTTTATCTTCCATTTCCTCCAATATATAGCGCTCATAAGCAAGTGCTTCGCCTTTAGTGGCAAATCTTTTACGAATACGCTTACCTTTAACCCCGTTAGGGCGTAGGTCACAGAGCCATTCACCAGAATCAATTTTTCTAATAGTCATTTATAAAACCGTATAAATAGAAACTACTTTTCCTATTACGTTGATTTCATCTATATCACAATCAATAGGATATTTACCGCCATCCATACGAATTTTATTACCGGGAAGTAAGATTAAATCCTTAAATGAGTGCTTACCTGAAAACTCGACTAACCATTTGCCGTCATCGGCATTTTTATTGCTTTTATCGACAAAATAGATGCTCTTATCATCTCTGATAGCATCAAGTTCATTATAGTTCTTAGGGAGGATAACTTTGTCAAAAATGAGGGAGCTAGAGGTGGTTAATTTTTCATCAGTTAATTTGAATGTCTTTAGCTTAACTATATCAGTCTGAATTGTGCTGTGAACACTTCCTGTTCCGAATGAGAGCCATTCAATAGAAGCACCTGTTTCTAAAGCACAACGTAATACAAGGTCTGCAGGGAAATTATCTCGTATGATTCTATTCCCAAGTGTCCCCTTACTAATACCTAAATGATTAGATAGTTGAATTTTTGTTTTGAAGCCATAGGCCTCACAAATCCTATCAATGGCAGCTCTTGCCCCTGTTTCTAAATTCATTTTTATCACCAAAAGAAAACTTTTTCATTGACGCTTACGTTTAGTAAGTCTACTATGATTTAAAATTACGAATGTCGAACAATATGGTACAATGTCGAACAATATAGGGCAGTATCAAACATGGTTCACGAAAGGAGAATTTTGCACTATGCAAACAACTAATTCAATAACAGCTCAGTCTCGCTGGGTTACATACAAACAGTTTAGTGAATTATCAGGGATTTGCCATAGAACAGCTAAGTATTATGTTTCTGTAGGTAAGTTGAAAATCAAACCAAAAAAGAAATCAAGCGAGAGAGTTTACATCGATTGGTGGGCTTGGAACGATTGCTAAGGCTTTCTTGAATTGTTCACTTTTGGTTGTTGTATTCACATTAAGTGAACGAAAAGGTAAGTAACAATGTTTGATGGCAGGAATGAGAACATAATTAGTCTGAGGTCAGTATGAACGCATTAAAGCAGCACCAATACAAACTAACCAGTGAGTCATTCTATACAAAACAAGGTAACGGATTTGTTTTCCCGCTCGTCCTATGTTCCGTTGCTTATTTTATTTTGTTTCTAATTAGGTGAGGTTTTTATGAACACGGAATACCAATTTGAATCAACAGAACAGCGCGCTTTTCCAATGGATTTTGAAACGCGTGTTAATGGTTTAAATCAACTTGCTCAAATCAGGGCGAAACTTTTTAAATCTGCTAATGAACAGTTGGCTGCCTTTATTGCTGAAATGCGTGATAAACGCAATGAGCACTATGCTGATAATATTCGCTTGTTAGGCGCTATATTCTATCTTGCCAATATTCCTAAAGAACGGCATAAGCTGGAATTAGATCAATTTACCCGTGAAGAAAAAATTAGTATTACAAAGGCAGTGAATTTAATTAAGGCAGCGGGTGCATATTTGCCAAATAATTTATCACTACCTAATTAAACAATAATAAATATCGATTTTATTTTAATGGCGTCAACACGTCAGGGAATCCCTTTATCTAAAAATAGGAAATAAAAAAATGAATATACCCGACCCTATATTTACCCCTGCTGAAATAAACACTGATGATCATGCGGTCATTATTGAACATTGCATCAAACAAAATCGTGAAGATGAAAGACGTGTTAGGGCAGATGGTCATGCTTCGCGTCTGCGTTACTTCGCCATGATTGCGAAACGGGATCGCTTAGATTGCGATGCCATTGTCAGCCTGCTGGAAAGCGAGGCCAGTGAAATAGAGCGTCAGGCGCAAGAGTGGAACTATGTTTGATGTCGATATTGATTACGCCTGCCAACAGGCTGAGGAAATACTGGTGCGCAAAATTGCACAGCATGTAAACCGTCCCATAGGTATTTCTGCATTTGAATGTAAAGACTGCGGAGAACCAATTATTGAAATACGCCGTACTCAGGTTCTTGGTTGTTCCCGTTGTGTAGATTGTCAGGCAGATTTTGAATTAATTAACAAACATTATCGGAGTTAATAAAATGAATAAAGGCACAGAACGTACAATACATAATTTAAAAATAAAAAGCGTTTACTTTGAAGCTGTAAAAAGCGGTGAGAAAAAAGCTGAATTTATAATCAATGACCGTGAATATAAAAAAGGCGATTTTCTTGGGTTATATGAAATTGATGATAACGGCAATTTAACTAATGATTCTATTATCGTCAGAGTGACTGATGTAACCGCCATTAATAGTGCTTTATATCCGAGTGCCACCAAAGAATTTGTTTTGGCTTTGGTTTCGTTCGAATTATCTTCTATAAATTGTGTGTTTGCATGAGTCTTGTAGAAAAAGCAAAACAAAACAGCGGCGCACAATCCAAACCGCGCCGCCAGTACAGCAAGTTCCAGCCAGAGATGCCACAAATAGCCACTCTGGCTGAACGCATTATGTGGGAAGTAAACCCTGATGATTACACATGGTGTCACCAGTACTTTGGACACCTGCCGGATTCGTTGGCGATTTACTTCGTCAATCGTTATGCCAACATCTTCAAACAGTCAGGCCGCGACGGTCGTCGCCGTGCTAATACGTTTTTGCGCCAGTTCAGCCAGAACGTATTACCCCGGTTCAACCTAGTTAATGAGCAATATCAATTTCAAAGCCTGGTCGTGGGTGCTGCACCTTTTCCTTTCATTGAGCAACTTGACCGCCTTTCCACATTAGGACGTCAAGAGATCAAACTATTGGCGCACGGTGTAGCGCGGTATATGACCGACAGTTACGAACATTTGGTGAATAACTCAGTTACCCCTGACAATGAGCAGAAGGCCCGCAAGAGATTAATTCATATCTATGCCCGATTGGCAAAATTAACTCAGCAGGTTGGGACAGCCGCACCTTATTCACAGCAATTCACCAAAGGCAGAGAATCACCAACCGAAGATCAGTTATGCACCAGTTTACTGCGCATGATGTCTGACCAATGGTGGTATGCCCGCTTAAAGCGTATGCGTGATATTCGTGCTGAGCATATGGCCATTGCCGTGGGGCAGGTACAAAAAGCGGCTTCATCTTATGTTTCACGCAAGACCTTGCAGGAATGGACAGAGCAAAAGCGCCGTAACTGGGAATTTCTGCAAGAGTTTGAGCTGGAAAATGAAGACGGTGAACGGGTTCCACTCGTTAATAAGGTGTTGGGCAGCATTGCTAACCCTGCCGTTCGTCGCTGTGAACTGATGGTGCGTCAGCGTGGCTTTGAGGATTTAGCCAATGAAATGGGCTGTGTCGGTGATTTTTATACGATTACTGCGCCATCCAAATATCACTCGGCACACAGCGGCGGCGGTTTTGTGAAGAACTGGAACGGCGCAAGCCCACGGGATACGCAAAAGTATCTGTGCGGTGTCTGGGCAAAAATTCGGGCGGCATATTCCCGTGCGGGGATCAGTGTGTTCGGTTTTCGTGTGGTAGAGCCTCATCATGACGGGACACCACACTGGCATCTGTTGTTGTTTATGCTTCCTGAACATGTCGAAAAAATGCGTGGCATTGTGCGCGAGTATGCAATGCAAGAAGACGCCCACGAGTTAAACAGTGAAGCGGCTCGCAATGCCCGTTTTTTGGTGAAGCCGATTGATCCCAAAATAGGTAGCGCAACAGGCTACATCGCTAAATACATTTCAAAGAACATTGATGGCTACGCGCTGGATGGCGAAATAGATAACGAGACAGGGGGAAACCTCAAGGATATGTCTCGTTCTGTTTCTGCTTGGGCCAGCCGCTGGCGTATTCGTCAGTTCCAGCAGATTGGTGGTGCTCCGGTTTCTGTTTGGCGTGAACTGCGTCGCTTAAGGGGTGACGAACAGATTTTGCCTGATGAAGATATGGATAACGTTCGCTTTGCAGCGGATATTGGCAACTGGTCAGCCTATACCGAATGTCAGGGCGGGCCATTGGTTGCCCGTAAAGATCTTACTGTCCGTCTTGCATATGAAGTGACTGAACAAGGCAATATCTACGGGGAAGATGTTCAGCGTATTTCTGGTGTTTACTCGCCCCGTTTGGGCGACTCATCTTCTTTTGTTACCCGTACTGTGAAGTGGAAGATTGTGCCGAAATCCAGCCCGCTGGCTGCGGACAAGGGTTTGGCTTTTGACCCTGTTTTTTCTTCCTCTTGGAGTTCTGTCAATAACTGTACGGAGGCACGAAGTGCGACTAATAAAGGCATTAAAGACAGTGATCTTTGTCTGGAGGAATTCCAGCATGGCTGGCCTAAAATGAGTGAGCGCGAAAAGATAGAACGTATCTACGAATCGGCCAAATTACAGGGTTTAGCGATGAGCGATAATCTGGCGCGGGCACTATTGCGGGGCAACAGCATGTCTGTAAAGGGAAAATACTATCGGTTATCGATGTTTGGGCATTTGAACGAAACCAAACCGCCACATACGGAAAGAACAAAATTGCTACTAAACAGATTAAGTAAAATATCATGTATCAATATGAATATTAATGAAATCATTCGTGACCCTAAAGGACATTATCAGGGTTTTTGATAGAAATATCTGGAAATATTGGATAAGTCACATAATTTATTATTTCTTAATGAAATTAATGTAATTGTTAATTATATTTATATGTATTGTATAAAAACAAAACAATATATATTTAAAGAGGATTATATGGTGGATTTTTTTTCTGAATCAATTTCACTGGAACGAATTGATTTATTATTACGCTTGGCAACTAAAGGGGGATGTAGCCATGATGAGCGTTATCAGGTTCTTATTTGGTGTTCTGAATTGACCACCCAATTAATTGAACAGTTTGATCAAAATGAAAAAAAGCCACTCAATAGTGGCTCAACACTGAACTTATGCGGCAGGGGTCTGCAACAAATCTAACGCCATCTGGCGCTGTTGCGGATTGAGGTTATTAATCACAGTCTGCAACAGGATATCACCCGTTTTGGCACTGGGGCTGAGGGTGTGTGAAAACGTCAGATTCATCACAAAAGTGTGCCCACATTCCACATCAGAGCACGAACAATAAATATCAGCGATCTGGTGGTGCATCCGGTTGGTTTTGCGAATGACGGATTTAGCGCCGCACTCAGGACAGATGATTTTTAATACACGCATGTTTCTTATCCCTAATGTGTCGATTTTCCTCGATTTTACCATTTTCTTGCTCATTCTGCACCCGAACTGACGTTATCTTTCTTGAAATGAACGAATAATGTTTCGGGAATATCACTGCTATTGATGGCGTTCATAAACATGTTTTGTACGGGGATCACTTCATCTTTGCGATAAGCATCACGGGCTTTTTCCGGGTCGCCCAGTCCGCCAACATTGGTCGGGATGATGCCCGCCAGTCCCGCCGGGAATCGGTGGGCGGTCAGCACATCCTGTGAACTGATGCTTTTCACATTGGCAAACTCATCATTGGCGGAAATATCCCCGACCGGAATAAATTTAATGCCGTCCGGATCGCCATTGGGAATGCTCACAAACATGGTTTCAAAATTGCCGATGCCCTTGCTTTGGGCCAGCTTGTTCTCAATTTCTTTTTCGGCTTCATCCGAGATATTCGGGTCATTGATGTAAATCATGCCGCCTGTATGCCCGCCGTTGTGGTAGTAGCGGCGGCGGAAGATGGTTGCTTCGGAGTTGAGCAGGGCCGCATGAATGCCGCCGATATAATCCGGCAGGCCGTAAACCTGCTGCTGGGGATCATACTGCCTGATAAAAATCACTTCTTCCGGGGTGTAAACCAATGGCTCACCCTCCTGCAAGATCACAAAATCCCCGTCTTTACGGCGGCGCAGATAAAGAGACGGCAAGACTTCCAGTCTGACGATATCACCCCAGAAGTTACGCACTTTCAAAAGGGCCACATCCCCGAAAATCAGGAAATTCATCATGGCTGACCGGAATTGCTCATGGGTCAGCCCGCCACCGAGATAATCCGAGGCAATCATATTGTGCCGGGCATAGAGAACGCCGCCATGCTGCCCGTTCATGTTGGTCAGTTGCGCCAGCGCCAGACGGTCAATCGGCAACGTGTAGTGATCATAATCATTGTCATACCAGATTTTCTGGTAATCCGTCATGGAAGTGAGTATCGGTTCGGGTTTACCCAGTGTGATAATGCTCATTTTCCGCTGTGAATGCGGGACGTGTGACGCTTTGGCGTTCTTCCTGAACTTTCTTTTGCTCATTGTGTGGCCTTTGAAAATGAATATTTAGAGGTGCGTTTCTTCTCGTAGTTAAGCGGCTCATTCATCAACGCATGAGCGATGGCCCAGAACACGTCAGCGTGTCCGGTTTCCTGCGAACGGTCAGCCACAAAGGTCATTGCGCCCCCTTTGGCTGTGGTGGTATGCCGGATAGCTAAGAATGAAGCCAGGATTTCTTTTTGTTCCCCGTCCCACTCAAGGCGTTCTTCGCTGACCACATCAATCATTTTTATGACCAGTTGGTTTTTGCTTTGCTGGCTGTAGTGGATGGCCTGCGTTTGCCGTGGGGCGAAGTCCTGTACCATCTCATAAACCCCGTGCCCAATCCCCGTGGTATCGATGCCGATATGGGTAAAGCGGTAACGTTTGAACAACTCTTCAATCAGCTTGGCCTGATGCTTCCAGTTCATGCCCTGCCAGTAGAACGTGGCTAACACACGGAAGCGTTCACCCGCCATCAGCGGTGGGGCGACAATCACAAAAGTAGAGGTATCGCCGGAGCGGGCCGGGTCGAAACCGCCCCAGACTTCACGCTCACCAAACGGGCGCGAGGCGTCAGGGTTGTGATCTTCCCACAGGTTGATGTCGATGCCGCATTTTTCCAGTTGGTGGTACTTGAATACCGATGCGCCGCTGTCCACAAACTGGCACATATAGAGCATGTTAAAGGTGTCTGCATTGTACTTGTTGCGCAGACGGTCGATATTGGCAAGGTTAAACCCGCCCCTGATGGCATCTTCCAGCGTAATGACATAACGCCACTGATCATCAGGACAGTCACGCCCGCCATCGCGGTATTCATCAAAAGTAGGAAAGGCCACATTCTTACGTTTGGCATCACTGCCGCGCCATGTGTCACCCGTCCAGAATCGATAAGCCGGATGTGTTTTGGCGCTGGGCGTTGAAAAATAAGTGGTGCGCCAATGATCATGGGTGGCCATTGCAGAAGCCACTTCGTTCAGGTGCGTAAAGTCAGGCACCCAGAAGTATTCGTCACAATATAAATGACCGCTGTAAGATTGCGCAGTATTCTTATTAGTCGATAAGAAAATGAGTTCTGCGCCATTGCTCAAGCGAGGACGCTCACCTGTTAAGGTGATCCCGAAAAGCTGTTCAGCAAAGTTAACAATATAAGAGCGGAAAACCTGTGCCTGTGGTTTAGACGCTGACAAAAACACTTGGGTTTTCCCTGTTAATACCGCATCTTCAAAAGCTTCAAACGCAAAATACCATGTTGCTCCAATCTGGCGAGACTTGAGGATATTCCGCACATGCTTATGCTTATTGGCGCGCAGGTGTTTCTGATAGCCAAACAGATTGCCATCAACAAAAGTCTGGAAATCTTCTTCTGTCAGCGCTGAGATATCATTTTTACGGTAACGTTTCTTTTTCTTCTGCTCACTATCACCGGATTGACCCTCATCACTCTGGCTGCCTGACTGTGCCCGTGCTTTAATGTCAGCCAGTTTTTCTTTGTGTTTATTTTCCTGCGCCATCAGTTTCACATGGTGGGCAATCAGGCGGTCGAGTTCGTCCAGCTCTATAGCATTTTTATCATTGCGTTCACTGAGCAAGGCAATACGGCGGTTGACCGCCTCAATCACACTTTCATGGCTGAGCATATCCGCCCAGTGCCATTTTTCTGCCCAGTAGTACACAATCCGTCGGTTGGGCAGATTCAGTTCACCGGCAATTTCAGCCGGGGTATAGCGGCGCAGGTACAGCGACTTCACCACGTTAATTAATTCATCAGAATATTTCGCCATGCTTCCTTTTCCTGACTATCCTTTATTTCTCAGCCCTCATTATGCCGGGCTAATTTCCGCCTTACGCCCCGCCAACTTCGGTTCAATTCGGTTATGCGCCATATCCGAATTCATTCGCAGTGCGCCTGTCGCAGCATTTTTTTGGATCCGCAATACTGTGGGGGAAGCAAAGATAAGGAATGCGATATGTCTCAGTTAATGACGAACTGGATATGTATTGCCATGGAGGGCGACACGGTTGATGGCCGGGTGATGGAACCGCAGTGGATTCTGGATGCTGCCGAACTCTACGACCCTCAACTGTATACCGCCCGAATCTGGCCGGAACACGACCGCTGGTTTGGGGCGATGGGGGAAGTGCTCGCGGTCAAGGCCGAACGCGGGGAAGACGGGGCTTTGCGTCTCTATGCACAACTGCGACCCAATCACCGCTTGTTGGATGCCAACCGGGACGGGCAACTGTTATTCACCTCCGTGGAGTTTACGCCGAACGGTAATTTTCGCGGCACAGGCAAAACCTATCTGGAAGGACTGGCAGTCACGGATTCGCCAGCGAGTGTAGGTACAACACGCCTACAGTTCAGTAAAAACAAAAATCCTCATCGGTCAGGCGCGTATAAGCCACTGGTGATTGACGAAGTTAAAGATATTAAGGAAAGCAAGATGGCAAAGGCCAAAAAAGGATGGAGAAGCTTTTTTAACGTGGAAGAGCCGGAAGAAACCCCTGCCGAAACCACAGGTGACGATGCGTTGCAGGCTATCGCTGAGGCGTTGGCTGAGATGGATAAGCGAATGACCGCCGTCGAAAGCAAGCTGGAATCCACGGAGCAAACCGTGGAAGAAGTGCAGGAAGATGTCGAAACCGTGAAAGAAGTGGTGGATACCGAAGATTTTGCCTGCCTGCGCGATAACTTGCAGAAGATTGTGAAAAACTTCGGCAAGCTGGACACGCTGGCAACCCGTGTGCCGTCACGCAATCCGAAAGGCAATAAAAACGCCCGTTTTAAATTCCTATAACCGCGAAGGGAAGAACTATGCAATTAAATCAACGGGCACGGGAGTTTTTACAAAACTACTCTGTGGGATTGGCTGAATCCTATGGCGTTGAGAAAACCTCACGTTACTTCGCACTGACTGACCCAAAAGAAACCGCCCTGCGCAGTGCGCTGCTGGAGTCGGTCGAGTTACTCAGCATGATCACCTGTGCCGATGTGGATCAGCTTTCCGGGCAGGTGGTGTCAGTCGGTAATCCGGGACTGTTTACCGGGCGTAAGAAAGATGGCCGCTTTATCCGTGCCACGGGCATTGATGGCAATGAATACAAACTGACAGAAACGGATTCCGGCGCGGCGTTGAAATGGGACTTGCTGTCCATCTGGGCAAACTCCGGCAGTGAACAGGAATTTTTCCAGCGTATGCAGGCCTTTACCAATGAATCATTTGCGCTGGATATGCTGCGTATCGGGTTTAACGGTCAGCGTGTTGCTGAGACAACCGATCCAGAAACGAACCCGAACGGGGAAGATGTCAACAAAGGCTGGCACCAGATTGCCAAAGAGTGGCACGGTGGCAAGCAGGTCATTACCACGCCCGTGAAACTGGATGAGCACGGTGATTTTCACTCACTGGATGCGATGGCCTCCGACCTGATTAACACCTGTATTCCGCAGCAATTCCGTCATGATCCGCGTTTGGTCGTCTTGGTGGGTGCGGATTTGGTCGCCGCTGAACAATATAGGCTTTATCAGGCCGCTGACAGGCCAACAGAAAAAATCGCCGCTCAGATGCTGGGCAGCTCGATTGCTGGGCGTCCGGCCATGGTACCGCCCTTTATGCCGGGTAAACGGATGGTGGTGACGATGTTGCCGAACCTGCAAATTCTGACCCAGCGCAACACCCGTCAGCGTAAGGCGGAGTTTGTGGATGACCGTAAGCAGTTCGAAAACAAATACCTGCGCAACGAAGGTTACGCGATTGAAACGCCAGAATTGTACGCGGCCTATGATGAGAACGCCGTGACCATTGGTCAGGTAGCTGAACCGACTGAAAAACTGGGTCAGGGCGCTGAACCGGATAAAAAACCGGATCACGAATAATGTTATCACCCGCTCAACGACACCGGGCAGCGGTGGAACTGCGTCAGAAACTGGAACGGCAACAAGCGGTTGCCATTGCCGATGGCGCCAGTATGCACCTGCAAGCCCGTGCCATTGAGCAGGACGTCAAGCGGTTGCGCCAGTTAACACTGACGGCAGAAAAGGTTGAGTTGAAACGCCACGAATTGCTACCCAACTACCTGCCGACGGCACAACGCTATCTGGATGAAGGCGAGGTGTACAGTAACCCGATTTTCGCCTGCTGCGTGATCTGGTTATTTGATATCGGGGAATTCAGTCAGGGACTGGACTGGGCGGATATCGCCATTGAGCAGGGACAGCTCACCCCCGACCATTTCCGCAGCGGTTTTCCGGCGTTCGTGGCCGACACCGTGTTGCTCTGGGCACAGGCGGAAGCCGAAGCAGGCAACCCGGTGGAACCCTATTTTTCAAGGACATTCCTGAATGTGACGGAAAAATGGAAGATACACGAAAAAATAAAGGCGAAATACTACAAATTTGCTGCCCTGAGTCTGCTGAAAGGGGATAGCAACGAGATTAAGGCAAGTTCGGTTGACAGTCTGGATGTGCTGGCGCAGGCCGATAGCTGGCTGGCAAAAGCGCATAAATGCAACCCGGCATCAGGCGTGAAAACCTATCGGCAACGCATTGCCGCCCGCTTGCGGGCACTGACAAACGAAACGCTTAACCTTAATCAATAACGACTACCGCAAGCCGGAGCGGGCGCGGTGGAGGCAAAGCCATCAGGCATTTGGCCGTGGAAACCGGACAGCCCGCTTTTTCTTCAGGGAGGAGAACAGATGTTTAACGGCAATACCGTGGATTACCGGGACGCACCGCTGACCAATGACGGCTTTTGGCCGGATTTGAACCTGCGGGAATTTCAGGTCAACCGCAAGCTGCCTGCCGACTTAGATAACGACATGCTCGCCAATGCGCTGCTGGCGACCGTGGCAGAAATCAACCTTGATTTAGCCAACCTGAAATCCCGTTTGCAGGCTGAAGGTTATCAAAAGGCAGCGGATGTGCCGGGTATTGCCATTAATGGCAATAACGCGCTGGTCAGCCAGTATAAAAAGGCGGTTTATGCCCGGGCAAAGGCCGATTTACTGGGGGAATACACCTCATTAGTCAGCCGTGCCCCCAATCCGGGGCAGGAAAGCCCCGAAGTGCGCAACCGCCTGCTGGCTGAGGCCGCTGTGGTACTGCGTAATATGAAAGGACAGGGACGCACAACGGTACGTTTGATATGAGCAAATTACAGCAATTAACCGCATTTTTGCGGGAAAATCTGCCAAAACGGATTTGTGAAACCGAATTTACCAGTGAAATGGATGAAATCCGCTTTATTCCGGCACAACGGGATTTGGGGCTATGGCAATACCAGATGTTTATCCAGCAATATGAAGCGGTGATTGCGTGGGGGCGCTTCCCCTATCGGGACTGTGATCCGCGCAATATCCCGCTGCTGATTGATAGCTGGCTGACGGCGCAGGGCGACAGTTTGGGGGATGCCAATGTGGAGCAGGAACAGCCCACCTTAACGGTGGAAGTGGATGGCGATACGGCGGTGGTGTTGGTGTCGTTATCATTGGCAGAGCCTGTCGTGATACGCGAAGACCCCAAGGGCATGATCCCGTTTGATGGCAAGCGCTGGTCACTGGCGGAGTCCGAAATCTGGTTCGCTGAACAAGGCGCGGTGCACAGCGTGGATGAGACAGGCGCACACATCGGGAAACGGCCAGCATGATGCACGGGCAGTTAAACCCGGATCAGCTTAAGGCATTGCAGGACGCACTGGGCAGCCTTGAGCTACCGGAGAAAAAGCGGCAGCGGCTGTTATGGCGCATCGCAAAATACGGGCTGATTGATGCGGCAAAGCGCCATGTGCGCAATCAGCGTTCGCCCGACGGGGAAAGCTGGGCTGCCAGAAAAAGCCCGTGGCGCAAGAAGATGCTCAGGAACATGCCGAAGCTGTTGCATATCCGGGAAATGCCAGAAATTCAAGCGGTACGGGTTTATCTGCAAGGTGGACATTACCGCAATGGCCCTCAGCAAGTGCCAGCCGGGGTTGTCGGGTATGCGCAGCAGCACGGGATGCGTTTTCAGGTCAGTCGGCGACAGGTACAAAAGACCGTTGACCGTGAACGGATGGCGACCATCAAGCAGGCCAAAAAGCTGCGTGATTTGGGTTATCAGGTCAGGAAGGGCAAGCGCTGGCGTAAGCCCCCGATCAAGGAAATCACCGCCAGTATGGCGTTTATTCAGGCCGGGACGTTGATCCGCGAACTGAGCGGTGAAACAGCCAAAAGCGCATGGACAGTGGATGTGCCTGCCCGTGCATTCTTAGGCATGAATGATGACGAGTTCAGCAAAGCGCTGGCTCGCCAGCTACAAGGGATTGGATATGGCGCAGGGTAAGCGCCTCAATAAAGGATGACATTATGTGGCCACATGTTCAGGTTAATCAGGTTAACCAACTGCAAGGCGAAACCAAGGAGATTGAACGGGTATTGCTGTTCGTGGGAGCAGGCAAAACCAACGTCGGCAAGACCATTGCCGTCAATACCCAGACCGATTTTGATGCGGTATTGGGGACGACTGATACGGCCCTCAAGCGTCAGGTATTGGCAGCGATGGCAAACGCAGGACAAAACTGGTCTGGCTATGTCCATATCCTGCCGGAACTGGCCGATGAACGGGCGTTTGTGGAGGCCATTATTTCTGCACAGACCATTGCCAGTGTTGAAGGCTATGTCCTGACCCACGGCGCGACCAAAGACGTGATTAAGGCCGCACAAACCCTGCGCGCCAATACCATCGCCAAATTTGGTCGCTGGCAGTGGGCGATACTGGCGGTGGATGGCCCCCAGTCTAAAGAGCCGTGGGCGGATTACGTCACCCGTCTGGCGGAGCTGCAAAAGGGCGAAGCCGTACCCTCCGTGCAGTTGGTGCCGTGTCTGTGGGGCAATGAGGCAGGTGTACTGGCCGGGCGCTTGTGCAATCGTGCCGTCACGGTGGCCGACAGCCCGGCACGGGTACAGACCGGGGCGTTGATGGATTTGGGGGCCAGTGACTTCCCGAAGGATGGCACAGGCCAGCCGATTGATCTGGCGACCTTGCAGGCACTGGAAAAACTGCGTTTCAGCGTGCCGATGTGGTATCCCGATTATGACGGCCTGTACTGGTCAGATGGCCGGACGCTGGATGTGGAAGGCGGCGATTACCAGAGCATCGAAAACTTGCGGGTGGTCGATAAAGTGGCGCGCCGCGTGCGTTTGCAGGCGATTGCCAAAATTGCCGACCGCAGTCTGAACAGTACACCGGGCAGCACGGCCACCCATCAGGCTTACTTCGCCCGCACCTTACGTGAAATGTCACGCAGTACCGAGATTAACGGGGTGACGTTTCCGGGGGAAGTGAAGTCGCCGAAAGATGGTGATGTCGTGATTACATGGCGCAATAAAAACACGGTGGAAATTTATATCACTATCCGCACCTATGAATGTCCGAAAGGCATTTCAGTGAGCCTGTTGCTGGATAGCCGTCTGGAGAAAAGCGCATGAGCCAACGTATTTCAGGCCAGTCGGTCGATTTTAATATGGACGGGGATCTGGTTCATGCCGAAAAGGTCAATCTATCCATTACCGATAACACCGCCGCTGCCCAGACGCAGGGCGTACCGGATGGCTATATCGCCGGGGATGTGGCGGCTGAAGGTGAGATTGAACTCAGCACCAAATATCTGGAAATCGTCACCGCCAAAGCGCGTTCGGCGGGGTCATGGCGGGGCATTCAGCCCGTTGACCTGATGTGGTACGCCAAGGCAGGCAACGAGGAAATCAAGGTTGAAGCCTACGGCTGCAAGCTGATTGTCAGCGACATTCTGGACGTTGATCCGAAAGGCGGCAGCGTCATGACCCACAAAGTGAAATTCGTGGTGACCAGCCCCGATTTTGTGCGCATTAATGGCATTCCCTATCTGGAAGCAGAACTGACACAAAGCCTGATTGGGTAAGGATGGGGTTCATGGAAGAACATGAGAAAACCTTTGTCACGCTGGTGCTATTGGGGGCACTGATTGCGTTAGGCAAGATGCTGACCGGCAACGAACCGATCACCTTACGGCTGTTTATCGGCCGGGTTATCCTCGGTTCAGCGGTGTCAGTGATGGCAGGGGCGTTGCTGATTTGGTGGCCGGGCATCAGCCCGATAGCGGTCACGGGGATTGGCAGTGCACTGGGAATTGCCGGATATCAGCTCATTGAGGTCTGGTTACGCAAGCGCGGGAGCGCATTACTGACAGGGAAGTTAAAGCAATGACACTGAGTGAAAAACAGCAATTATTTGCGGTATGGGCTGCCCAGTTGATCTTATGGGCGGACGAACGCGGCTACCGTGTGACGTTGGGTGAGGCGCACCGCGCCCCAGAGCAGGCGAAACTGAATGCCCGGAAAGGCACGGGGATTGCCAACAGTCTGCATACGCTGCGTCTGGCGGTTGATCTCAACCTGTTTATTCAGGGCGAGTATCAGACCCGCAGTGAGGCGTATTTGCCACTGGGGGAATATTGGGAGTCGCTGGGCGGTACATGGGGCGGGCGTTTTTCTCGTCCTGATGGCAACCATTTTTCGCTCGAACATAACGGGGTGAAATGATGCTAAACGCCCGGACGCTCTATTTCGTTGTGGTGGCGTTGGCGTTCGGTGCGGGCTGGCGCGTCAATCATTATTACCGTGACAGCATGGAACTGAACATCGCCCGGACGGCGGCGCAAACCGGGGAGAAAATCCGGCAGGAATTGCAGGCCATTTCCAGCGCCTCCGCCCGGCAACTGGAAGCAAAATTAGAGGGGATAGCCCATGCCGCCCCACGAGAAATACATACTGAGGTGGTTAAGCCTGTTTTTACTGCTGTGTGCGTTAGCCCTGAGTTTGTCCGGCTGTACAACGAGACCGCCGACAATATTGAGCGAACCTTATCAGGAAAACCTGCTGACAAAATGTCAGGAACGGTTGCCCCGACTGGCGGGAATGACCGGAAATAATTTAGCGAATATGGTGATTGATTATGCCCAAATCTATGGCCATTGTGCCGCCCGGCATAATCAGTTAGTGGAAGAAATTAATAAAAGAAAGGAATTCATTCATGAGCAAAGAAAATAAAGTTATTACCTTAATTATCGCTGAACAAGAAATTAATTTTGAACCCAATATCATTGCCTATAACAGCATGATTAATGACATGGCAATGGACAATAAAATTGTGCCGATTGTCACTTACTTACGCCGCATTGTGCAGCCTGCCTGTAAAGCGGCACTGGATGCACTCTTGCAGATACCCGGCGCCGCCATGCAGATAGTGGAAAGGGTCAATGCGGAATATGCACCTAAGCTGGATATCGAAATAAAAAACTGAATGCACGGGTTAAGGCGATTGAGAATAGTGTATTTGAACAGGCCTTAATATTACGCCGTCATTATTTACCGCATGAAAAAGATAATACGGAAAATTTAGCCCGTGCCATCTGGCTGGATAATCGTTATTGGGAAAATACGCGCATTGCCACCGCCAATGGCATTGCACTGGCGTTCAGGGGTGAACCATGAGTCAGGAATTAGATTTTACCTTAAGCCTGATTGATAAAATCACACAACCGCTGGCAGGTGCGAAAGCGGCGGTGTCCGGGTTTGCCCAGTCCTCGCAGGGTGCCTTTGAAAAACTGGCGATCGGTGGTGCCGGGTTGGCCGCGTCGTTCTGGTCAATCAAGGGCTTTCTTGATCCGGCCATTGAAATGGACGAGGCGCTGAAATCCGCTTCGTTGCAGGGCATTGACAGCAGCGTGATGGATAAAGTCGCCAAAGATGCCATGACATTCAGTTCCCGGTATGGCAAGTCGTCGATTGAGTTTGTGCAGTCGGCAGCGGAAATCAGCAAGGCGATTGGCGGGTTGTCACAAAGCGATTTACCCCAGATGACCCAGATTGCCAACACGACCGCCGCCGCCCTGAAAGCGAGCGGCAGTGATGCCAGTGCTTACATGGGGAAAATGTTCACCCAGTTTGCCAGTCAGGCTAAGGCGGTCGGGCATCTCAAGTTTGCCGAGGAACTGGCAGGCAAGGCCGTGACTATGTCGAAAACGTTCGGCACGTCCCTGACCGACATTGCCGACCTGATGGAAGGGGCACGGGCGGCCGGAACCCAATTTGGGGTCGGGATTGATGAGCAGTTGGCGGTACTGGGAGAACTGAGTCGCTCGCTGGGCGGTGAAGCCAGTGGCGCGTATGAGTCGTTTATCACCAATGCGGAAGCCAGCGGCAAGAAACTGGGATTAAGTTTCGTCAATGCGTCCGGCCAGTTGTTATCCATGCCGGAAATGCTGGAAAAGTTACAGGCCAAATACGGCAAGAGTATTGAAGGTAACCTGAAAGCGCAGGCGGAAATTGAGGAAGCCTTTGGTGATTCGGCCGTGGTGGTCAAACAGCTTTACGGCAATGTCGATGTGTTGCGCAAGAACATGACGGCACTGGGGGCCAACGATGGCATGAAGCGCACCCGTGACATGGCCGAACTGATGGCAAGCCCGTGGGAACGGCTGCATGCGATTTGGGAAAATATCCGTATTGCCATTGGCTCAACCTTGTTGCTGGTGATTAAGCCCTTGATCAACAACATGGCGGATACCAGCCAGATAGTGGTGCGCTGGCTGAAACTGTTCCCCAATATTGCCCGTTGGATCGGTTATATCGCGCTGGGGTTTCTGAGTTTTGCCGCCGCCGGGGCGATTGCCAATATTGTGATGGGCGTGGCTAAATTTATCTGGGTTGGCCTGAAGGGGATTTGGGCGGCCTGTACGCTGGTGATGAAACTGTGGACGGCGGCCGTCTGGCTGTGTAATGGGGCTGTTACCGTATGGAACGTCGGACTGAGAATATTACGTAATACATTGATGGCTGTTCGTATGCAGGCCATGTTAGCGGGCATTTCATTCAGCTTTATGACTTGGCCTGTCTTGCTGATTATTGCTGCGATTGCGTTGCTGGCTGTGGGCATTTATCTGCTGATTAAGCACTGGGATGCCATTAAAGCCGCCATTATGAATACCACGGCGTTTAAGGTTATCGCGGCCTGTGTGAAATGGGTTGGCGAGATCTTCAGCGCAGTCTTTGCCTGGATTGGCGAGGCGTGGGATAACCTCTGTCGCTGGTTCAGCAACTTTTCACTGGCGGATACGTTTTCCGGCATGGTGGACAGTGTCAGCAATCTCTTTAGTGGCTTATGGGACTGGCTAAAAGGATCATTTAGCGAAGCCTATAATTGGATTATCGACAAGTTGAACTACATTCCGGGCATCAATATTGAAACCCAAGCCATTGAGAAGACGGTCACCGAACCGACTGGAAAAGCGGCGGCTCCGGTGCAGGGCATCGGGGAAAATACCCAGAAACTGATAGCCCAACCCAACGGGATTTTGCAGGGACAACCTCAAGCGATGATCCAGCCAGTGAAAGCCATTCAGCCGCCCGAAACCGAGGGCGTCTTAACGGGCGGGAAAAAGCAGGGCATTGGCAAGCAAGGTCTGATGAAAGCGGTAACAACGAATTCACAGACCATCACGGATAACAGTCGCCGGATTGAAAATGTCACGCTGAATGTGACAGGCAATGTCACACCGGGACAACTCACAGAATGGGAGCAGGTGGCTTATGGATGAGCCAAAATACATTGATTTATGGATTACGGGCGGTGACTTCACGCTGAACGCCGGGAATGAACCGCGCTTTTGCCATAACCGCTTTTCGGTGGGTCAGGACTGTGTTCACGCCATTATGGAAAGTGGTCTTGCCACCGAGTTGGTCGCTGAACGCAGCCCGACCTTGCGGGCGGATATCCGCACCCAGATTGAAATTCTGGTTGAGGAAGATGCGCGGATTATTCCGGGCACGGTCATCATCAATGAAGAGTCACCGACCAAATTATGGATAACGGCTGAAACCTACGATTTTGGCCGACTGAGCGTGAGTGTAGGACATGGACACTAAACCCACCCTTGATTATGAAAAGGTGCTGCGTGACAGCGGGATGCCGACCACGGAAGCCGACATCAGCAAAGCCTTTGCCAACGTGGTGGATGAAGCCGGGCTGGTGACGAACACCTCGCGCATGTCCCCGTTCTGGCGGTTGATTAACACGATTGTCACGCGGCCAGTGTTGTGGCTGAAAGAGGCGTTAATCAATGTCACGCTGAAAAATATGTATCTGGCGAGCGCATCCGGTTCATGGCTGGATATGTTTGCCTGGGGCGTGAACCTGAAACGCAAGCCCGCCTCGGCTGCACAGGGCGTGATCCGTTTCTATAAGGCGGCGGGTGCTTCGGCGGTGACGGTGCCCGCCGGAACGGTGATCCAGACTGAACGCATTAACGGTGAAATCTACCGGGTCAGCACCACCGAAAGTGGTGTGATTGCTGACGGTGTGTCCAGTGCCTTATTGCCAGTGAGGGCAGAAGCCGCAGGAGGCGCATTTAACCTTGCACCCGGCTACTTTCGACTTCTGCCCGTGGCGGTGTCCGGTATTGCGCGGGTACAGAATGAGGAAGGCTGGCTGTTAACGCCCGGCGCGGATGCGGAATCCGACGATGATTTGCGTGACCGCTGCCGCAACCAATATAACTTGGTGGGTAACTATCATACTGATGCGGTTTACCGGGGCATGATTGCCACTGTTGCGGGTTTGAGCATCGACCGCATTTTCTTTCTGCATGATGCGCCCCGTGGGGCCGGCACCGCCAATGCGTATCTGTTGCTGGATTCGGGCGTCACCAGTCAGCCGTTTATTGAGGCGGTCAACGATTACATCACCAATCAGGGCCACCATGGGCATGGTGATGATATGCAGTGCCTGCCGATGCCGGAAACCCAGCATGACTTAGCGGTCACGCTGTTTGTGGTCAGTCTGGCGAACTACAGCAACGAGCAGATAACCACCCTGAAACGGGATGTGGAAAACCTGATCCGCTGTGCATTCCGGGAAAACAGCCAGTATCCGGTGAAGAAAACATGGCCGTACTCGCGCTTTTCCTTTTCCAGCTTAGGGCGGGAAATCCACCGTGAATTCAGCGAGATTGCATCCCTGACTTTTTCATTGGGTGACATTCTCAGTGACTTAAGTGTGCCGAGGCTGAAAACGCTCTCAGTGGAGGTGAAGAATGTCTGAGTTTAAGGAACATCTTAAGCGGCTGGCCCTGCCCTCATGGATGGATAAAGGGGAACCCGCCAAGCTGCTCAATGCAGCGCAGGCATTCTGGACGCAGGTTTACGGCTGGCTGACATGGCCGCTGGCCCAACTGGATGCGGAAACCTGTACCGAAGCGCTGTTATCGGTGCTGGCTTATCAGCGCGATATCCAGCGTTTTAACGGTGAGCCGCTGCCGCTGTTCCGCAAGCGGGTGAAATATGCGTTTATCAACGCCAAAGATGCCGGCAGCATCGCGGGCTTTATTGCCATCTTTGAACGGCTGGGTGTGGGCTATGTGGAATTACTGGAGCGTCAGCCGGGTATCGATTGGGATGTGATTATCCTGCGCCTCAGTGACGGGCAGATAGCGGCCAATCCTGATTTGCTGATGAATATCATTCGCCAATACGGGCGAACCTGCCGCCGTTACCGTTTTGAAGTGATCGCGAAAAATCAGTTATTGATGCGGGTTGGCAGTGTCGGTGCGGACTATTGCACTTATGCCGCCGCCATCCCGACCCCGCCATTATTATTAAAAGTGGGGCATATCGCAGGCGTTGCCGTCTGTGACAGTGCCCGCCTCAAGGAAAGCAGTGCACCGAACGTCACTTACGGTGCGTCATTATAAGGAAATAGAAAATGTCCTCCGTCATTACTTTGGACTTTGAAAAATGGAAGGCTCAGCAAACTGCCGCAGGTCAGCCTGTGGTGCTGGATGAATTTGTTTTTGCGAATGTGCCGAATCTTGACCCGTCGAAAGAGTTCAGCCGCAGTGAGAAACTACCAGCCCAAAACCAAATCGTTCACCGTCAGTCGGTGAACAAAACCGGATTGGCCAGCGAGAACGCTGTGGCTTACAGCGTTACATTGGGTACGGAAGTGGGGAATTTTGATTTTAACTGGATTGGCCTGCTCAATAAGGCTTCCGGTGTGATTGGGATGATCACCCATGCCCCCACGCAGAAGAAAATCAGAACCGCCAATGGCTTGCAGGGCAATGTGTTAACCCGCTCGTTCCTGCTGGAATTTGACGGTGCCGCGACAGAAACCGCGATCACGACCACAGCGGAAACATGGCAGATTGATTTTACCGCCCGGCTGTCGGGCATTGACGAAATGCAGCGCCTGATGAATACCGACAGTTACGGCGAAGCCGCCTTTTTCGGTGATGGCTTTGCTGTGGTGCGTCAGGGCGAACAGTATCGGGTGAAAAAAGGGCTGGCCTATGTCGGTGGGCTACGTGGGATGCTGGAATTTGACCAAACCCTGAACGCTATGCGCAATACTCGCGTTTATGCGGATTTTAGCCATCAGGGCAATCTGGTGAGTCAGTGGAAGACGGTGGTTAAAATTACCGCCGCGAATGAGTTGAAAAATTATGTGGATGCGGTGGGCTATCCACATTATGTGTTTGCCATTGCGCGGATTGATGGTAATGGGAATGTGACGGATTTACGCAGTAAAGGGACATTCAGCGATCGTGATATCGTCAATATTCAACAAGAACTTGGCAGGATTAAACAGGACTATGCTACTCAGAAGGCATTGAAAGACGGTTTGGATGGCAAACAACCGAAAGGTGATTATGCTACGAATACCGTGGTTAATAATGCCAATGATAATGCCAATAGCCGATTGGAAAAAGCGAAGAACGGGGCGGATATTCTGAACAAGGCTGAATTTATCGATAACCTCGGTCTGAAAGCCACCGTCGAAAAAGCCATGCGGGCTGTGCCCCATAGCCGCCGTATTAACGGGAAATGGCTGACATCAGATATTTCACTGGGTGCGGGAGATGTTGATGCGGTTTCAGCCTCAAAAGGAGGCACATTTCAGGGAGATATTCGGCTTTCTAAAGGCGCATTTATTGGTGAACAACGTGCTGATTTGGTGTTGTCGTCACTGGGCACTGCGAAATCCCGCCTGTCATTAAATCTATGGGGGAGTTCATCACGCGTGTCTGTGCTGGAGTGCCGGGACGATGAGGGCGGGATGTGGTATGTACAGCGGTTAACCAATGGTGCTGTTCAGTTAGCGGTTGAGGGGGAAATATTACCGTCTAACTATGGTAATTTTGATGCGCGATATGGCAGCAAAAACACGGCCAATTCGGTACGGAACGGATGGTGGAAATGCGGTGACACAGGTTTGATGTTTCAGTGGGGTTATACCGAAACTGAATTGGGCGAATCCTCGGAAACAGTTACTTTTCCGGCAGAGTTTCCCCGCCAGTGTTTTGGCGGTGTGGCGAGTCCAACCTATGATAAAAATCATGTGGGTGTTTCAAGCGCCTATTTTTTCAATCTCAATGATGGCAAGCGGGCGATTATTACTGCTGATCAATCGGCGAATTCAGAAGGCGTCAAGGCGTTTATTTTCTGGTGGGCTATGGGGATTTAACTATGTATGTATATAGCGCAAAAAATAATATGTTTTACCCGGAAATACTGAAGCCAGATTATGTCAGGGAGGGAAAATGGCCGGACGCGGGGATTTCAGTCAGTGAGGCAGTATATTTGGAATTTGCCGCAAACAGGCCGCCTGTTGGGAAGCGCCGTGTTGCCGGGTCGAATGGTCTGCCCGCATGGGATGATATTCCTCCACCGACACAAGAGGAATTGCAGCACCGGGCGGAACGAGAAAAGCAGTACCGGATGTCACTGGCGACAAAAGCTATTGCGCCACTACAGGATGCTGCCGACTTAGATATGGCCTCGGATGAAGAAAAAAAGGCCTTAATTAACTGGCGTAAATATCGGGTATTGCTGAACCGGGTTAATTGCGCAATTGCCCCGGATATTGACTGGCCGGAGCAACCCAAATAATGCACTGGCAGCGTAAAACCCTGCAACTGTCCCCGACTTTATCGGGGCTGTCTGCCGCCATTGTGCCCGTTCACCCGTTTATTTACGGTATCGGACAGCAGACTGACAGCGGCAGTTATCTCAGCCCGACCAATGCCATTGACACGCTGGCGACTAAACTCACGGGTGCAGGCCATATCAACAGTCTGATACTGATGGTCTGCGCCAAAACCCACGCTGACTTTATGCAGCACCTCACGCAGTTTTCAGCGGTGCTGCCACTGCCCGCGTTTGCGCAGGTCAAACGGATGGCAAAAACCGCCGAAAGTCTGGCCACAACCAAAATGCAATTGCCGGGCAAGCTGGGCGGCGGGTTACCGCTGCCGCAACCGCTATCTACGGCGACCAGCCGTCAGGCAATCAATGCGCAACTGATTGCTAAAGCCAACGCGCAGGCCAGTGCGGGCAGCAGTCTTGCCGGGTTAAAATCCCAACTATCTGCCTTTACCTCTGCCCGGCAATCCGCGTTGCAGCAAGTCACCGATGCCATGAATGGATTGGCAGGAAAATCGGCCACGGTCTGGGTGTTCTCAGGGAAAGGGAACGGCACACACATAGCGGAGAAACTGCGACAGAACATTCCCGAACCCGATGCCGTTTATACCCTGGCAACGCTGTTTGCCGGGGACGATATCCGCCCATTAGAAAGGATGCTCCATGAGCCAGATTATCACCCTCGCCCTTGATGGCGAGGCGATTCCCTTAAAAAGCCTGACTGTCACCCCCTCCATGATGTTTCAGGATCAAGACCAGAGCGGCCAGTCCTCCAGTACCGCAGTCGCTGAGCAGGGTATCAAGCCGAAAGAGCTGCGTGTCACGGGCATAATTCCCTTTACCGAACAGAAAACCCTGTCGCGCCTGTTTGCATTGGCGGAAGCCAAAGACAATGGCAACCTGAAACGCTACCGGGTGGCGAATCTCACCGCGCAGGCCATTAATTTTCGTATTGGTACCTTTACGGGCACGATGGATGCCAGCAAGGTGGACGGTAAGCAGGCATGGCAGGTGACCTTTACCTTAAGGGAGCATCTGTCCGTGGCGGAAAAACGCGATGCCCGTGCAACCGGTTCCATTCAGGCTAAAAAACAGACCGGGCAGGGCGGTGCGAAAGCCGGGGAAGACCCGGAAAAATTAAGCTGGTTCGAACGCGAGGTATTAAAACCGATTAATGACGGCATCGGAGGCGCAGGCGAATGAAACCCATCCAGCGACTCTACTTATCCGGCGATGAAGTGTACATTGTTGATGCCAATCTGATGCTGGAACTGTCATCCTGTGGCCGGGGTTTTATCACGGCAGAAACCACTACCGATTACACCGGGAAACTGGTGCGCCTTGAGGTGGGTTATCCAGATTTGGTGCTGCGCTGGTTTACGGGCTATGTGGAACGTTCGCAGCCTGCCCAGAACGGGTATCAGCGTCTGTTTGTGCGTGAATTGGTCGGCGTGTTTGACCGTCCGTGGCCGTGTTCGTTTCAGCATCCGACGTTACGCCAGATAGTCGACTGGTTGCAAGAGCACAGCGGGCTGACATTTACCTTACCGAATGCCCCCTATACCGATAAACCCATCCCGCACTATACCCATAACGGCACAGGCTACCAGTTATTGGGCAGTCTAGGGCAGCTTTTTGCCATTGAGGACTATATCTGGCATCAGTTGCCGGATGGTTCGGTTTATCTGGGCAGTTGGGCGCATTCGATGTTTCAGGGTAAGCCCGCTGAAATTCCGAATGAATTCAGCCAGAGCCAGTCGGCAGGCAATGCCATGACTATTCCCATGATCCAATCCCTGCGCCCCGGCTTTGTGGTCAATCAGCAGCGGCTGACCAAGGTCAACCTGTTGAATGAGAACATGAGCATCACATGGCAGCCAAAAGGCCAGACGGAGAATAAAACCCCTGCCCAGCGCCAGATTGATGCGGCCTACCCTGAATTATCCGCCGGGCTGCATTTACCCCAATTTGCCCGCATTGAGGCACACACTGAAAGCACGGCCAGCGGCGATATGTCTGACCCGTTCCGCCCGCGCTATGCGGTTGATGTGCAATTGCTGGATGATAACGGCAAAGATGCGGCTGCCCCGGTTTATCGTGCCGTGCCGCTGCCTTTGCCGATGGCAGGCGGTGAATCGGGCATGTTTCAGTACCCGCCCATCGGCACCGTGGTTGAAATTGCTTTCGAAGGCGGACGACCAGACAAGCCTTTTATTCGCCAGACCCTGAGTCAGGGCAACACCCTGCCGGATATCCAACCCGGCGAACAATTGCAGCAGCAGCGGGCGGAGGTCTCGCAGCGTGTCACACAGGCAGGAAGCTGGATACGCCAGACTGACCAGACCATTAATGAATCGTCGATGCACCGTGAAGTTAAGGCCGACACGGAAACGCGCACGGTGGTTGCACGGGACACCACAATACAGGCCACGGATAAAACGCTGGTGTTAGGCACATCCACCTTACTGGCAGGCGCAATCCAGCAGGTGGCGGAGGGTGATTACAGTCTGGCGACATCCAGTAACTACCTTGCCAGTGTGGGGAAAAATGCCAACATCGACGTGGGGCAAACACTGATAGAGAAAATCGGCCTGCTGAAACAGAGCATTGCAGGCGTCAAACAGGAAATCGTTGCGCCCGTGGTCTGGGTGGGCAGCCAGCAAATTAACGTCATGACCCTGATGTTAGACACGCTGGATGTGGTCAGGGAACTGGCGGAACTGACCGCCGCCCATACCCATCACAACACAGGCACACCGGAGAACGCCAGCGCCATCAGAGGCACTGCCCATAAATCCGATGGGCTGAAACAGAAGTATTCGCCTGTGATTGGGTGAATATCGCCCATTTGTGTGAGGTTTTGTACGCCATACCCTAAGTTGATATTTTATGCTACAGGCATTAGACTGATGATGTTAGTTGAAGAGTGTCGCGCTGTGACCAAGGCTGCTCCTCCTTAGTCACCGTATGAATGACAATCCGTCACGTCAAAATCAAAACAGGGCAATCAACCTCACCAATTGATTGTCTGTTTTATCAACTTAACCCTGCTTCGGCGGGGTTTTTGTTTTTCTGGGGTAATAAAAAAGTATTACAAATACATTGACGAAGTAATAAAAAAATATTACTATGTTGTCATGTTCAACAGAATGGAGGAGTAGTGAAGCAGAGTGAGTTCAGGCGGTGGCTTGAGTCTCAAGGGGTAATAATCAAGAATGGAAAGAATCACTTGATACTTCTTAAGGGAGATGCACGAAGTGCAATGCCAAGACATCCGAGCAAAGAGATTAATGAAAAATTAAGGCGAGCTATCCTTAAGCAGTTAAATCTCAAATAACTAACCAGCCCTTCGGGGCTGGTTCTTGGGCTAACTCTCACTCACTGTGATGATTATGCGATATCCCGTTAATATTGAAGACGACGACACTAATCTGTTTGTGTCGTTCCCGGATATACCCGAGGCGTTAACCTGTGGCGATGATTTGGCCGACGCCAAAGCGATGGCCTATGATGCCCTGTTAACCGCCTTTTCCATGTACTTTGACGATGAAAGTAAGGAGATCCCGTTACCGGGTGATACGGCAACAGAGCACTATATTGACATTCCTGCGAGTGTTACGGCAAAAATCCTTTTGCTCAATGCAATGGTAAGAGCAGGTGTTAGCCGTTCGGAATTGGGGCGCCGTGTCGGCATTCAAAAGCAGAATGTCAAGCAATTGCTGGATGTTTATCACGCGACAAAAATTGACACGATAGAAAAAGCGCTATCAAGTTTAGGTTACGAATTAATACTTACGGCTGCTTAACCTAATAAATTCCCTCATCAAAGGCTACTCTTCGGCGTGGCCTTTTTCATGTCCTCATAAAACGCAACCAGCCGCACACAACGCCATTCACTTATCAACTCATTGCCATCTGCGGTTAATTTGGATCGCGTTCCCTGCGTTGTTCTCACGCAGCACAATCCCCACGAAATAAACGTAAACCTGACGTAAAACGCACTACACCGCACCCGCCTGCCCGTTTTGGATCAAAAAATTATTTCAGTTTTAAAATACTACAAAGGGAGTCACCAGAGCGCGCTAGTGCTGGCGCTGTGGGGGAAATTATAAACTGAAAGGATTGAAAAGATTTTCAGGGAATTTCAGTTTTTGGATCAAAGGTGGATCGCGGGGAAAATATCAATGTATTGATATTAAATGAAAAATTCCATTTTACGTGAGAAATAAGATCATGAAGCAAAGCCGCACTAAATCGTAAAGTTCAGACAGGACGCAGCTTTGCTGTAGATAATAAACTGAAAATTTGGGAATTATTTTGTAGTTGGTAATGTTTGTAATAGTGCTTGCTTTTGGGTCGTAAAATCTTTTTTGGTGATAACACCACTGTAAACAAAATCATTGAGTTTATCTAAGTCATCAACGAGTTTTAACACATCAACAGTAGCTAAGCTTTTATCAAGATTTGATGCCAAGACATACTCTTTTAACGTGTTAAATTCTTTATTATTAATGACGTCGAATTCTTTCAATTCTTCGATACGCTCTAATTTATCGATAAGAGAACTTGTATCTAAATTAGTATCATCAACTTTAGATTGTGATGCAGTAGATTGCGGCACAGGAGAGGAGGGAGTTAATGGTTTGTTCAGTTGAGATAAAAATGGTGTAATTAACTTTTTCTCTATGTTATCGAAAACATAATGTTGACCGTCAATGACCAGTGTTAATTTTGCGGACAATAACCCTTTTTTCTCTTCAAATGAGTTGATTGATTTTCTGGGGAATTTGTCATGATGGATTTTCTTTAAAAGGCTTATTCTTACGAAATGAATATTTGCGTTAGTCAGTAATATAAATGTGCCTTTTAGACCATCACGATCACCGAACAAAGCGGAGATGGGATGTTCTCCAATATCTAATTCTCTAATAATGTAAAAAAAACCTTTCTTTCCTCTTGAAACGCAAGTTGAAACACCACTAGTTAATTTTTTCAGTTCTGCGAGTAAGTCAGCGTCAGATGCTGTCTTATAATTAATCACCAT